CCAGCATTTAAAATTGTCAAACATTTTAAAATATTCACAAAGAGTAAATATGAGTGAAATACAAGAATTTAAAGAGCTCTTAGAAGATTTACAAATTAAAGTTCGAGAAATTGAACATTTAATTAGAGATCATTTACATTTATTAACTCCCTTGGCTCCAAAGAAACTTAAAAGAAGCCGTTCAGCGGTTAATTTAGTAATTGGTTCAAACTCATCAGAACCAATAGATATACCAAAAGACTTGTTGTTTGAATTTAACAACTATATATAACTAAATAACTTTGACTGGTGATTCCTTTACAGGGCTTTCAGAAGCCGTGACGCCGGAGGCTTGAGATTCTTCTTTAACAGGTTCCGCAGGATCTTCAGTAGTAGTTACTTCATCAGTAGTAGTTACTTCTTCTGGACAATCCTCCATACAATCCCACCATTCTTGTGTTAAATCTTGCATAGAGTCTATAACAGATAGGTCCTTTAATACCTGAGGGTCTTCGCTGTCTGCTGCTGCGTCAAAATATATTTCCCATTTAGGGTCACGAGAGAAATTAGCAGTTCCAGTTCTACCCAGCCAATCGCTTCCTGGTTGTTCTCTGTATTCATCCATTAGTTCAGCGTAGATCTTTGTGTATAGTCCGTGCAGCGAAGCTGGTTCGAGGTTCCCTCGCAAGTCTTCTTTATTCATATTGTTTAATAAACCTTTAGATAAATTAAAAAATTATTAAACGAAGCCTTTAAAAAATTCATTTTTTATGCGTTCCGAACCTTTTCCTTGGATCATTATAACCCCGATTTAAAATATTTGTCCATATAAATGGATGTCATTATAGATGTTGGAGCGAGCAACGGAATTTACTCAAAAAACTTGGACGCGCAATCAATTGCGGATCGAGGCGTGCCGACAATTGTTTTTGCTTTTGAACCTAATAAGAAAAACATTATTCAGATTAAAAAGAATTGCGGTAATAAGCCCAATTACCATATCATTGAAAAAGCTGTAGACACACATAATGGATTTACAACATTTTACGAAGCCAACTACACGAATAGTTCGTCAATCCTACCTTTTACAGAATATGTTGGGAAATGGAAGTGTCCAGCTAAAGTTGATCCGTTAGAGACCGTAGAAGAATATGAAGTTGAAACGATTCGATTAGATACATTTTTGGACTCTATTAATTTTAGAGAAAAGAATCAATTGATTAAAACTCTAAAAATTGATACCCAAGGTAATGATCTCAATTGTATCAAATCTTTAGGAGATTACATCTATTTAGTTGAAACAATTATTGCAGAGGTGCAAATAACCAATTTTGAATTGTACGAAAATGCATCAAGTAAAGATGAACTATTAGAGTTTATGGAATGGTGTGGATTTGAAGTCTCACACGTACAAAATTGGAGCTTAGGGCAAGAACAAAATATTACCTTTACAAATTTATTAGTTTAGTTCATTTATAACCCGCTTTTTTTACTTTTTTTACACTTTTTATAGCGATTCCTTGTTTAGTGGCTTTGTTCTTAGCTCTATTTCTAGAAGAAACATTATTAGATTTATAATAATATTTCTTTTGATCGCCCAGTTTACATAAATCGCTAAATATATAAACTTTAAACCTTATGTAATAGAAATGGTGTTAACCGAACCTAACGAAACGCTTCTTTTTCTTGATTATTCAGGAGAAAAACCAGAATTGAAAGTATTTGAGGGTGATGACAGGGATAATCTACAATTTTATTTAATGATTGGCGAAGATGCAAAAGATTGTACAACGTTTAAATTTGATTTCTATCAACTTTTGAGGACACTTAGTGATGAAGAATACCAATTTGCAGAAATAGTAAATGAAGCAATTATATGTGATATGAGATCATTTGAATCAAGGATATTAACTTCATATTCTACAGATTCTTATATTCTTAAAGTATACCCAGATAAAAGAAATACTATAATCCATGATGGAAGATCCTTTAATTTAAAAGATTTAATGAAATATCTCCGAAAAAGCGTCTCAAATGAGGTCAAAAAGCTCTCAGAATCCATATTTGACTCAGATTAGCCGATTTATGCCCTTTTTTAAAGATTTTCGACCATAATTTCCTTAATTATGACCGCAGATGGCTCTTTTTGTCCTTCTACTTTAACCATTTCTGGTACATCAATGGGAACATCCTTTGTACGTTCTGCCCAATCGTCATATTCTTTCAGTTCTTTATTGAGTTTTAGTTTTAATTCGTCAAGATAATCAAATGTTGTATTGAGATTGAAATAATGTTTAGAAGCGTCTACCAACAATTCCATATAAGTAAATAATCTAGTTTCTTTAAATGCTTGATACGTGTCTAATTTAAGTTTTGTTTCTTCATCTACATCTATTAAATCTTTAGGATTTGTTTTAGGATGATAATCAGGTCCTTTAAAATGAAACACAATTTCACCCTTGTCGGTTACAAAAGAAAGCATATCATCTGTGACAATTGATTCTCTAATTGATAGTGTATAATCATACCATTCTTGTACAACACCTCCGTTAGACTCCATATTTGCTTTAATAAAATCTATAGGCTTTAAGGGATGTTCTGATTCATCTATATCTTCTACGATCTTTGAATAAACCTTAAATGCAAATTTCAAGGCATTTTGTATTCGTTGTTCCTCATTCTTAGGGTCCATTTTCTCTCTGACTTCTTTCGCTACGTTGTCCACTTCCATTTTAATAAAGACTATTAAAATTTTATTAAAGCTCAAACGCGGGGGGACCCCGAACCAAACGTAGTTTGCGGTTATTGATCCTTTACAGCGTAAACGGATGTCATTATATACAATAGCTTCTTGTTAAGTGTTTCATATATTTTATGCTCTCTGGTAGAATTATGTTGTGATCTGGCAGATCTTGTAAAAAATTTACTACATTCTTTACATTGTACTCTGTCTGACCATTTGGCTGCTCTAGAACGTAATATACGACGTCCATCCTCGTAGATGAACTCATTCTTACTCCTATAGTCGTAGTAAGCTCTGTTGATAGGTTCCCTAAGATGCTCCAAATCGAGAGGTTCTGAATCGACCAGATTTTTGTTGGTTTTGAAATTCTCTAGGCTCATATAACTTTATAATATATCCCATATAATAGTTTATTATATTGACTTTGTCAACCGCGTAAATAAAACCTATAGAATAATTAAAATAAGATGTTTTCATTTAATTCAAATGGTGAACGAGCAAGACCTATAGCTGTCATAAAAACTGGGAAATATAAAAAAGACACAATCTATTTAGAACGTCCAGAAGAACGTAATCCTGATAGTATGCGCGTAGACCTCGGCAGAGATAGATTGGTTCCACATTACAATAAACAAAAAAGAGAGATTACATTCATAACTGCGCAAGCTGGAGCAGGTAAATCATATTTAACTGGAGAATTCGCAATGACCTTTAAAAAGGCTAATCCAAAGAAAGATATTATCATTTTTTCTAGAAAATGCGCAGCAGATGATCCAGCATATAAGAAATTGAAACCCATACAAGTAAAAATAGATATGTCTTTAATTGAAAAACCAATACAACTTAAAGATTTCCAGGAAGGTTCAATGGTTATTTTTGATGACATTGGTACAATTAAAAACAAAGCAATTGAAGCAGAGGTGGAACATATAGTTATGGAACTTATGGAGGTAGCAAGATTTAGGGGAATTCATATTATCATCACATCACATGTCGCAACAAAGAACACACCATTATTCCAATTGTTAAAGGTTGAATTACATAATTTTGTATTCTTTCCTTCCACAGGAGTTGGAAGACCGTTAAAACGTTTCTTGGAGAATCAATTTAGTTTAAATACAAAAGATATTCGCCAAATACTAAAAGTAAACGTGGACGAGGATTATAGTTGGATTCTATTACAGAGGAGTGTGCCAAGATTAATAATGAATCCACACGGAGTAGAAATATTGAATCACTTTTTGGGGGAAGATGAAGAATAGATAAAATCTAATATAAGAGTTAAAGATGAGTAACCCAAAACACAAAAAAGACTATGCATTGTCAGATAAAGATGTACTGGAATTAGTTGAAGGAAAAGCACGCGTCATCTCTTATAGAGACGTTCACAGATACAAGTCATTAGATCATTTATTAGGAAGACATAATGCAATTTTCTTGCTGTACGAATCTAAACAGGATTACGGACATTGGGTAAGTTTATTTAAAACTGGTAAAAACAGCGTAGAATTCTTTGATCCGTATGGCATGTTCATAGATGAACCTTTGAAACATATACCAAAAGAATTTGCAAAAGAAACACATCAAGATTATCCGTATTTAACAGATCTCATGTATGAATCACCATATAAATTGTTGTACAATGAACATCCCTTCCAGAAACTTAGGAAAGGAATAAACACGTGTGGAAGATGGAGCGCCACACGTATAGTATTTCGCAATATGTCATTAGAGAAATTCGAGAAATTTTTTAAATCAAAGAATAAGAATTCTGATGAAATAATAACTGCGATTACATCAAAGGATTTATAATCTTTAGAGTAATTAAATGGCTTCATCTCCGGATAATATTTACCGTGACTTAACAATCAATAATGTTAGCTCAAACAGACTTGAACAGGCTCGTCTTAACATTACTTATACAGAACCAATCTTAGACAATCCTTTAAATTATAAAATGGCTGTAGTAAATTTCAATTTGCCTCTCCAAACATTACCTTTGTTTGTATGTCCAATTGTTCCTAATCAAGCAAATCCAAATTTAACAACATTAGTATGTGGTGTTTGTAACAATTTAGATCCTGCTATTCAGACAGCTCAACCAGTTGCTGAATTTGCAGTTTCATTATTATATGTTCCACAAACATTATCACTTGTTATGGATGTGCCTACACAAAATCAAGCAACTCAAGTTATAACTCCATATTACTATATAAACGCATATCAACAATTAGTTAATATGTTGAATACTGCTTTACTAACATCTTTTACAACTGCTGCATCACCAGGAGGAGTAGGAAATCAACCATATTTCTTTTATGATAATGCATCAAAACTGTTTAAAATTGCAATGCCTAGACCATTTGTTATAGCAACAGCAGCTTCAGGAGAAGGATGGACAGTATTTGTTGACAAAGATATTCGTAGATACATGAATTCGTTTGATTTTGTAGATAATGCAGACGCTCATCACATTCAGAATTATTATGCTGCAACCGACGACAGCTATATAGCAACAGCACCTTTCCCAGAAGAAATTCCAGCAGCAGCAAGAGGAACCTTGACAACGTATATATTCAGTCAAGAATATCCAACATTTGATTATATAAACAACACTCGAAAGATTGTTATTATATCAAGGACAATGCCGCTACGTAAGGAATTTTTCCCAATACCTGGATCTGTAAATTCTCCAGTTGTAAATAGTGTAGGAATTGTTTCAGATTTCAACATTGAAACGGATAATGTAGCTGGTTCAAATAAATCCATTGCGAGATTTAACGCGTCAGGAATGTATAGATTTATTGATTTTACAAGTGCCACTCCTTTCCATTCTTTGGACTTTGAATTCTACTGGAGCGATGAGTTTAACCGACTAACTCCAATATACTTAAATCAATTTGATATAATTACGATGAAAATCGGTTTCTTTAGTAAGAATTTTTATTCTACAGAGTCAAATATCAGTTTGTAAGGATTTAGGAAATTTAAGTAAATTAAAATTAACAATATTAGGAAATTTAAGTAAATTAAAATTAACAATATTAGGAAATTTTCCCCATTTTGTTAGACTTTTTCAAAGTCAATTCTCTCACATCCTGAAGGACCAGCTTAGGATTTTTAATATGTATAGGATTTGAATTATTATCTGTGGTTAAATTAAAACAATTATGTCCGAAACTATTGGATTAAGTCGAATGATCCCTATCGCCGTCGTTGATCCACGTTTGGAACCATATGGAGATTTATATCCGGTTCTCAAATCAGCAAAGAAAATCACACAAAGATCTTACCCAGCAAATGGTGTATCTTCAACTTCTATTACATTTAGTATTGTTCCACCAAACCCAAACACTTACATCTCAAGAATGTTCAAAATTGAAGTTCCTTTCCGTATTCAATTAGCTTGTGCTGCTATGCCTGGACCATACCCACAATATATTCTAGAACCTCGTAGATGTTCTATTAGATCAAACCCAATCCAAAAAGGTCTTATCAATATGTCTATGGTGCTTAACGGAGACTCTGTTCAAATGCCAATTGGTGATGTTCTGTCTGCTATGGAACACTATTCAATCTCCTCAGAAATGCGCCAGGTTGATAATTCTCTAACAGCCACATACACTTCACATTGTCAAAATTTTGAAGATCTTAAAGATTGTAATTTAAGTTCTATGGCTTTGGCTTGTGATGATATTGCAGGAGCTGATCCACATGCTTTCCCATTTACTGTACCTGTACAACAAACTCAAGATGGAGCAGGAGCCGCGCTTTCATACATTGATTGTGTCTCCGTTGAAAAATTATATCTTTCACCTCTGTACGTAGGATCCGCCTGCGATGAAGCACATGCACTTTATGGAGTTAAGAATATTGACATTAATTTGTCTTTCTACACTAACGCAGCAGCAAGAATGATTTGCATAGATCAAGCCTCTGCACCAGCAAAAGATCCTGCAGTCACACTTAGTCTCGCATTTAAAGAATTTGCAACCGCATTCACTGCAGGAGGACCTTGGAGTTACAGTCTTTCTCAAGAACCAAGATTACTATTAACGTACCTAACACCTCAGGATAATGATTTGAATGCACGAGAGGACAAGGTTTTGTCATATCCGTATTTCAATACAGTTGTTCACAAGAAAGTATTAGCGGCTGGAGTGGTTGGTAAAGCACCTGCAATATCCACAATAACTGATAATGTAATTGCTAACAGTTATCCTGCACGTATAGGAATTTGGGCAAGAGAAAACAACAATGGTTTGTTAACTGACCCTTATAGACCTGATTGCTTCATGCAAATCAATAGTTTAGTAGCTGCTATCGGTAACGTTGTAGGAATCTTTTCTAATGCTCAACAGGCACAATTGTATCAAATTGCTGTAAAGAATGGTTGTACTCTCTCATGGTGGGAATGGAGTGGACACGGTATGAATAAAAATGAAGGTTCCGATGACTTTGGATTAGCCGCATTTCAACACAGTGGTACCGGATCAATTTTCATGTTCGATGGATCTGACTACGGGATGGAACTTTTAAGCGCGCCCGGCAAGCAGGAAAATACTATGATCTCAGCTGAACTCAATGTAAGAAATATGTCCTCTTCTACAAGGAATTATGATTTGTATACAATGATTGTAACTCAAGGGTTATATCAATTGTATGAAGGTCAAGTCTACAGAAAAGTTGGAGTACTTTCAAGCAAAGACATCGCTTTTGCCAGAACTCAAGCAAGAGGTGAACAACTTTCATATTGCGAAGTTAAGGCACAATACGGGGGAAATTTTTTGACCGTGTTAAGAGATGGAATCTTAGGAATTGCCAAAAATAAACGTGTTCAAGGATGCGTTAAAGGAGCACTCGGAGCTGGAGTTGCTGAACGCGTATCTTTGAGAGATCGCATTTAAATAGGGCAACCGTTGCCCTTGAACCCTGCGTTTATGAAACTAAAGAATTGAATTTTTAAATATTGTATGTAATTAACAATAAGTAAAAATGTCATTTTACAAGGAAAAAGATTTCAGACTAATTGATCTTGATAAATCATACCCTATTCAAGAAACTGCTAAGGATGTTATGTATAAGAATTATAATGCTACAAATTATTCTTCAAACAGTGTTTCATTTAATTGTATTCCGCCAAGACCAGGACTTTTATTGGATCGCATGATTTTTGTCAAAGCCAAGATAACTATTAATATACAATATGATGATGTGACCACAACATCATATATATTAAATGCAGGAAGATGTGGTTTAAGAAGTTATCCGTTTTTAAAAGGTTGCAGACAAATACAAACTACTATCAATGGTAGAAAGATTCAATTAGGAATTGGACAAGTTCTGTCGGCTCTCGAATTATTTGACCTAGATTTGGCTGATAAACGATTAGTGCTATCGAAAGCCGCTACATATCCTGCTAACCAGTCACAACAATTCCATAGTTTGATTGCGAGTGTTAGATCTTCATTTGCAGCATACTCAGGGTCTCTTGACAACACTGTTACACAACAATTTCCGTTCTTCGTAACTCAAAATACTGTGTCTACATTAATAACAAATAATGTATGTGACGCTACCTTACATTTTGAGACGTGTGAACCGATCTGGTTGAGTCCCTACTACGTTGGCGCTCCTAACAGGGATAACAGTGCGATTGCAGGTATAAAGAATTTACAATTTGATTTTGCATTTTCACCCAACGCAGAACGACGCATGTTTGCCCTTGACCAATACAGTGGGAATTCTCCAAACATTAATAACAGTATTAAAGGTACTTTAGTCAGTTCATTTTCATTTGACGAATCACCTCAATTATTGATGCAATATATTGAACCAAAACATAAAATAGAAGACAAACCAATGTCTTTTGTCAATGCAAATTTTGTAGTGTCTAGTAAAACTCACAGCAGTGCTTTAACTGCAGATACTGCTGCAACTTCACAAGCAGTAATCAGTTCGGGTGATATTATATCAGGAACTATTCCTGAGAAAATATATGTATTTGCTAGACGATCTGACGATTTACTGGATAGTTCCTTCTTTTTCGCTGATTGTTTCTTTGGAATTGAAAATGTCAATCTAACGTGGGGGAATAGAACTGATGTATTCCAACATTGTTCAAAACAGCAATTGTTTGATATCAGTTTAAGAAATGGATACAATGGTGAGTTGAGTTCATTCAGTGGTAAAAAATATAATATATCTACTGGTGGAGTTAATTTTGGTAGAATTGCTGAACAGTTCTCAGGAAGTGGTTCAGTTTTCTGTTTCACGCCTCAAGATTTTGGGAGTGAAGATATCCCTGGGACTAGAAAGAATATTAATTTCAAATTAGACGTTACTGTGAAAAATCTTGATCTTGCTGTTACAATTACAAATCCTGCAGGAGATGTCAGTGCATCGATTGTTCCAACTTTATATGTTGCTTATCTCATCAATAATGTACTCGTATTTCAAGATGGAGATTCCATATCAAGAGCTATCACAGAAAACGATGTTCAAAATGCTAAAGAAGTCTATCAAACGCATGAACAAAATGGTTCTTTTGGACAATTAAAGCACGTAGTTTTATCTTAAATTAATATCTTTGCATAATTATAACAAATGCACCGATCAAGAGATTGTACCCGAGAAGATAAAAACGCATATCATCGCAAATATTACAAAACCCACAAAAAACAAATCCAAGAAAGCATTAAAAAATGGAATGCTAAAAATCCTGATAAATTAAAGCAATATGCTGAAAACAATCGTAAAAAAAACAGGGAATCCAACAATAAAAGTAGAAAAAAAGCTTACCGAGAAAATATAAACGGTGCAAAAGACAAACAGCAGGAATATTACAAGGAAAATAAGGAAAAAATCCTTCAAGTCAAGAAAACTTACTACGAAAAGAACAAAGCAAGCATTAGAAAATCTCAAAGGGAGAAATATGTACGTGTTCGAAACAGACCTGGACCCATTGATCAGTTTTTAGTGGAAATACCAAAAGAATAATGTTTAAATTTTCATAATATCATGAAAATGTAAATATTTTAAATAGATTTAACTTCAGTTGACTGTAATTGATCAATAATTTCCTTGCTTTCTTCTTCATCCAACACAACTGTTTGAATTTCTTTGTTTTGTTTTGCCAATAACTCAGATTGTTCAATACTTTCACCAATTCTCATCATTTCATCCAATACTTTTTGCAAATGTTTTGGAACTATAACTCCTCCACCATCTTTCGAAGACATTTTTTCTAATTCTGACACAATCATATTGTAAAAGGGAGCCATCATAACTTGTTGTATAGAGATTATGAAATTAACATACCATTTATAGGATGGCATGTGTTTTGATGCAAGTAAAATACATTCAATTTGTTGTGTTACAGTATTATAAATAATGCACGTGGTTTTTAATTGTGTTCTATACCATGCCTTAATATCTTTTCCCTCTGGCATTGGAAAATTTTGATCTCTCAATTGATCTCTCATATACTTCCAGCAAGTCTCTGCGTTATTCGTATCGAACATTCTAAATTCATAGATTGAATCATCTGATTCTGACATTTATATAGCTCAATTTTTTTAATCCTCATCAAAAACGCGGCTTTTCAATTAATTAGGATCATACACACAAAAAGGTACCATTTTTTCAAGAACTATTTTTGGTTTAAAACGTTTCTTGTATTCATCTTCAATCATCTTCTCCATTATAGTCAATGTTCGAGGTAATTCTACAGGGTTCAATAGATTACATGTATTACTGTCAGCAATAACCTTTAAATATAATTGAGTTAGTCCTTTATCTGAGATTAAATCCATTCCGTTGTAAAAGCTCATTTTATTAAATCAATCTAATAAATCTTCATCAAAAACGCGGCTATGCCGGTTCGAACTCCAGTTCGCACAAAATAATTTCCCCATTGAATATTTTACAATCTTGACATTCACACCACTGTAAAATCGATGGGATTTGGTGGGGTTTTTTCCGTTTACATTTACATACAGGTTCTCTCACTAAAAAATGAACTGGATGAAATCTCACTGTATATATTGTTTCTTTACAATTTTTACAATACTTCTTTAATAGCTTCTCGTAATCTGGTATAACCAACTCCTTATATAGACTCAGTAGCTCTTTTTGAGACATTTAATATCCACATATGTATTTAATACTGCTTATGGACGCAATTTAAGCAAATTGAATTGTCACAGTGACTTCTTTAGTGTCCTCTTCTTCCTCTAACATCAATTGACCATAAAAAAAACCTTGTTGTGGATCTTTCACATTTTGGATTTTAAATGATCTTGGCTTTCTCTTTGATTCTGTCAACACTGGATATACATATTCATCATTATCGTCCTCGTAACTTTCAAGGGTATTGATATTTATCAACTTTTGTTTAAAATCACATTCAATTCCATTCATTTCTCCAAACAATTCATAATAGTCTTTACCACCAAAAACTCCAAACCCACTATAATCAGATTCTTTCCATTTATTTCCATTGTTGTCGTGCATGTACACAGTGAACATTTCCTCTCCAGATCTATTATTGCATATACTTCTTCCAGTATCAAGCGTAAGCCAACTAATATAACTCATTTAAATTTGTCAAATACTTATATGGATCAATATAAACGCGGCGAAACCGGTTCGAGGTCCCCTCGCATTATTCATCAAAATGATGCTGTTTGACATATTTTGCCATCACACTACAATAACTTACCAACGGTGATTCTTTGTCATAATTATCACTTCTGATCAATTCAGCTTTTTTAATTTCCCAGTCTTTCACGTGCTCTTTTGGATTTAAAATCCAACGATATGGCGACGTTAATTCTGGGTATACTCTTTGCTTGGCTTTAAAATACAACTCAGTTGCTATGAAAATTATGTCAAATTCTTTATGGTAGTTATTCATTAATATATATAAGTATATTAAATGATATCCATCAAATACATATTATTAGTATTTTTATTTATTTGGCTTTAATACCCTCCAGCTTTAAATCTATCATAAACCTGCTTTAACATAGATTGATTGTGATATCCATTTGAAGATAGATAATCTCGTGATACCCACTGATAATCTCCCCAACGATCTATCCAAATAGGACATGGACATTCTCCACATATTTTATTTCTTCTTATATACACTTGCGTCATTACACAAGAACCTGGTTCTGCTGATACAGTTTCACGTGAGTCAACATAGTGATGTGGTTTATGATATCTCCAGAAATTCCTTTTTATGGCATAATTCCACTTCTTGTTAACCAAGGGTATACCAAACCTCTCTCCTGGTTTTAAAAAACCAAATACAATTCCCAATATGTCTTTATTTTTTAAAACTTGTTCCATTTA